CTTTCTAAGCGCCCTTAAGGGGGTGTGGGGGAATCCTCCCCCAGAAGCTTTGGGCTTTATGCTTCACAAGATATAAAGGGACTATGGGCGCGCCTGGTGTCTGTTGTCGGAGTTGGCGGCAATTGGAACAACAGTTCCAATGCCGGTCCGTTCTACTGGAATCTCAACAACAGTCTTGGTAACACGAACCTGAACATCGGCGCTCGCCTTTCTATAGTATTTGCGCCCACAGTCCCTCAGCACTTGCTGAAAAATGGCTCAATAAAGGGCATGGCCTAGTAAATAATTGAAAAGCCATCATTGCCATAGAAAGATAGGACAGCATGAAGAGAAAAGGCTTTTTATATCAAGACATCTGCTCGGGCGAAAACATCATTAAGTCGGTCCTTGATTCAGCAAAAGGAAAAAGGAAAAAGCGAGCTATCCAACGTGTGTTCAAAGATACCGCAGCCGCTGTTATCTACGTTAAATCATTGCTTGAGAATAAGACCTATATCCCGTCAAAGTATGTGGAAGCAAAAATCTACGATGGGCTATCTAACAAAGAAAGAACCATTTTCAAACCACGATACTATCCGGACCAGATTATCCATTGGTGTCTGATAAACGTCATACGGCCGTTAATTATGCGCGGAATGTACAAATGGTCCTGCGCAAGTATTCCCAATCGTGGCGGCCTGTACGCCAAAAAGGCATGTGAGAAGTGGATACAAACGGATCCAAAGGCAACTAAATATTGTCTCAAGATTGACATTCGCAAGTTTTATCCATCGATCGACAAGGATGTTTTAAAACGGAAGTTGCGAACCCTAATTAAGGATGAAGACTGCCTGTGGCTGGCCGACTCCATCATTGATAGCCACAGCACCGGTCTCCCAATTGGCAATTATACAAGCCAATGGTTTGCGAACTTCTATCTTCAGGATACGGATTATTTTATTAAACAGAAACTCGGCATTGTCCACTACATTCGATACATGGATGATATGGTTCTGTTTGGGCCTAACAAGCGAGAACTTCGTAAAAAATTTGCCGAGTTGACCAAATTCGTCAACCAAGAACATCTTCAGATCAAAGGAAACTGGCAACTGTTCAACGTTACAAAGCGGCCCCTTGATTTCTGCGGATATTGTTTTGGAAGAGATAAAACATTTATTCGGAAACGAATCACAAAACGGATGCGAAGAAAAAGCTTCAGCTATTCCAAAAGACCATCAAAACACACGGCATCAGCTTTGATGAGTTATTATGGGTGGCTAAAGCACTCTGATTCATATCTGCTATTTAAGAGATACATGCAACCATATTTCAAACAAATGAAGGAGGATATACGAAATGGTAATTGAAAAAATGACCGCAGAAATGGATTATGTACCTATTGATTTTCAAGTAAGAAACTTGGGTGGTTCGTGCTACGAAATCATGCAAAACCTAAATATCACCAAGGATGATACGGGAGAACGAGTAATTTATCGGGCAAACACAACCTTGCAAACGGCAAAGATTTATACTTTGGCCGAAGCGGTTACCGCGTTGAAAAGAATGCGATATAGCCAAGACGAAGAAATAGAATTGACGAATGTTGGAATACTTAATGCGTTAGATTCAGATTACAAAACGTACCGTGATTATGCAATTTGGTGCAAGAATCAATCGACAATTTGCTTTTCAAACCTTGTTTAGACCATTTCGACATTCACATCATCTGCGAATCCATCGGTTCGGATTTTGAGTTCTACAAATAAAGGCAAGACGTTTGGCCGTATCGTAAAAACGGCCGATTATTAAGGAGAATTATATGAAGTTTGCGACAGTTAGTATTTACATCTTTTCACTCGCTATATTAGCATTATTATATTATGATGATTCGTTAAGATACAATTATTTTCCAGAAATATCACGGCATGCTATTGGGTGGGTTATACAAGGCTTTTTATGGATCGGCGGTATAATTATAATTTTGGTATTAAAAAGGAGAAAAACAAATGAAAATAGCAATTAAGTCTTACGGCGAAGAATTGAAATGGATTGATTCAACAGAAATTGAAATTAATGGAAAAACATTATCAACTGTTCTTGCTGATTACGAAACTAAAATGAGCAATGCGCTCAACGAAAACAAAAAACTAAAAGAAGATATTGAATTAAGAATTACTAATTTTATTAAGGCATTCAAGGGGGTTTGATTATGAAAAAAATAGTTGTGTTAGCGGCGTTAGTTTTCATAGTATTGTTTTTTTGTATCGTTGGCCATAGTTATCAAGTTGTCCGAGCCGAAGAAACCACGATAGAAGCAACCACAAGCGCAGATTTGACAACTACGATTGATTTAGGCGAAGAGGTAACAGAAGCATACGAACAAATAAAAACCGTTGTATTGGCAACGTTGAGTGGATTATTAGGCTCTGGGGCTTTAGGGCTTGCGATTAACTTAATTACTACAAAAAAGAAAAAGCAAATGCAGGATTTAATTGACAATCTCGCGGCGCAAAATAAAATCACTACACAAGAGGCGCTAAAGTATAAAAATGCTTTGGATGCGGCGCAGGATTTAATTGTGAAAACAACGCAATTTTATGAGGGCAAAATTAAAGAAATATTAGATAATCAATTATTGGTTCTATCGTCTACTAATTCAATGATTGAAAAGTTGGAAAGCAGAGATGAACGGATTAACGCTTTACTTGACGAGGAGTTGGCGAAGAATGATGCATAAACGTAAATTCTGGTTATCGCTCATTTCTGGTTTTATCTGCTTTCTATTTTTAACAGTACCAATCGGAATCTGGATTTATATTAACCGCGTTAAATATTTAGCAATCGCGCAGTCGACTACAATGTCAATCGGGTTTATCATCGCAATTATATTTGTCGCATTATTACTTATTGGCGCTTTCAAAGACATTGACAAGCGTGTAAATGGCGTTATTTGGATGGGGTTTTTTACTGGTATTTTTTGGCTTATCGATCCTATTATTTATGATTTAAAATGGATTGCTTTGTGTGCATTAATTTCGCTTATCGGTTATGTGGTTTTTTCAAAGATAACTAAAAATGCATGGGATTACGTTAAAACTTATAAAAAGGAAAAAGTGCGTATCGAAGCGCGGCAAGAAGCAGAGGAAGAAACTACTCCTCTTGCTTTGCACATGTAGGTGATACAATGGAAAAAAAATTACATATTAATTGGCGATCTGTTCTTGGTTATCTATTTATATTGGTAGCAATTTCATTGGTATCGATAGCATCATCGTTAGTATATAATCCTGAAGAAATATTTACTGCGCGTTATTGGATTGTCGTTGGGCTTAAAACGCTTGTATCGGTATTGACGTTTAATTTGATATATTTTAATTTAATGGTATCAAAAAAAGCAGATCCGCTTTCAGGGCTTGGAAAAACGTTTAGCGATTATGGACGATTTGTAACTGCTGTATATGATCAAAAAGCATACGGAAAAGTTCAAGACGAAATTGATAAAGGCAATATCACAAGGTTTCAAGATAATGCGACAGCGATGTTGCAAAAAATATCGGTAGCTTTAGATTATGAAAAAGTTAAAGGAAGCGACAACCGTGTTGAACTTGCCAATAAAACCATTATGGATTTTCAATTAACTAAGCGCGAGGGAAAACATCTGCGCAAAACAATTAAGAAAGTTATTAATGGTAAAGTAAAATATACCAAATTAGATTATAATGAAATCATGCTAAATAATGATACCGAAAAATCTCGGCATCCCAAAATGGCCGTTAATGAAAAAGGCGACTTAGCAATCAAGAACATTAATATCGTTCTGTCGTCTGCAATTATGTCAGCCTTGTTTACAATTTTCGCATTACAAGAATTAAACACACAACTATTCTATGAAATAACCGCTAACGCTATTACGATTGGTTTTGCTATTTTCAATGCGAATATGTTTTCTATCACCGAATGTACCAAGTTGAAAAACGCCTTTCAAGCTCGAAAAGATTTTCTGTGTAAAATAGTCGATATACCCGCGCCTTAAAAAGCGCGGTTTTTTTATAAAAATAAAACGGTATTTAACCGTTCTATTATTTAAAATGGCATATCATCTGGTAAGACAACTTCTTCTTTCTTATCACTCGGATATTTACGCTTTTCTTGCGGTCGTTCTGGAACATCTGGAAACGGCATGTCGTTGTCAGGTTGTTCATTCTTTGGTGTTAAAAACTCAACTTGGTTGCAATATATTTCTGTGTTTTTATATTTAATTCCATCTTTCTCTGATTCATAAATGCGTAATTTACCCGATACAAGCACTTTCGATCCTTTGTGTAAATATGTCAAGCAGTTCTCCGAAAGTTTGCCATACGTTGAGCAAGGCACAAATATCGGCCTTTCTTTATCATCGTTATTTGCGATTGTGAACCGACAGATTGAATCTCCGGCTTGCGTGGCATAGCGCTCTGGCTCACGTGTTAAATTTCCAATTATAATACTTATGTTCATTTTAATCCTCCATATTTATTAAATGTAACGGTTTCTGCAGTCCAATTTGGGTATAAATGTAATACGTACGCGAATATTTTATTTGCCACTTCGGCATATTCGCTATTTTTCCCATTGTCAAATTTGCGATGACATTCTGGGCAAAGTGTAACAATGTTTTTTACTACACCAAGCCCCCCGTGCGCTCTTGACACAACATGAGCATTTGGACTCGCATTTGAAGAACCACAGGCAATACATCGATGGCCATCGCGTTGCCAAACTTCTTTTTTGACTTTAGCAGATATAATAGTTGATTTAGTAAGTTTATGCACGATTTAATTCTCCCATGATAGACTGAATTTCCGCATCATAAATCCCAAGGTCGGCTAATTTATCTAAAACTGAATCAATTAAGTCTGACATTTCTTTAGTGTTAAACTTTGAAGACCCAATCCACGTTTGGTAAACAATCATTTCTTTTTCGCCTTTATCGGTTTTAACGGTTCTTGTGCCTCTTTCACGAATTGCTCGAAATGATTTTTTTAAACTTTCTGCACATTCCTTTGGCGCAAGAATAAAATCACTTTCTATATTTGCTTCTTCTAAAATTACGCAGTACATTTCGTTCATAGTTGTTAAGGAGTGTGAACCACACGTTGAATCGCACAGTTTGGTTATAAGCGCCCATAACATCGCATTCTGATCAAGAGAACGATGCCGCTTTAATTCTTTAATTTCGATAGATATTTGATTTTTATAAGTTTTCGTTTCTTGAACTACCATTTGTGCTACGCGCTTGTCATACATGGAAATGGCGAACGAAAGTATAAGATTTCCGCTTTCGTCCGTCATGGTGTATGCTCGGTCTGCTTTGAACTTAGGCATTTTCTTTACCGTCAATAAATCTTAGCAATTCCGGGAAATCATTTTCTCTTTCAATCTCGTTAAGTTTTGATGTGTAAGATATGTGTTCTTTACACCAATTAACAATTTCTACAAATGTTACTTTTTTCCCTTTCATTCGTTCACTGATAATCTTAAAGTTGGAATCTGATTCGTTATATGGTATATTTTCAGCAACTTCTTTTTCGTCAGTTATTGTTGATGATTGATTTTTTTTATCATCAGTGTTTTCTTTTTTTGAAAAACCGTATTCATAACGTTTATCGCCATTAGCGTCAATAATAACAAGGTGTTGTGGTTCGCCCTCTTCGGTATAATTAATTGTAGCTACTGAAAATTGTGTTTTC